GAGGAGCTGGTGCGGGCTTTTTAGGCGGAGCTTTATCCGGAAGTGCTTTAGGTTCAACTCTGGGAGGACTTGGTAGTTTTGTCGGAGGTGTCGGAAGTATTTTTGGAGGAGGCGGTGGCGGACAACTCCAAACTCAAGACTTCGCATCCTTATACGCTAATGCGCTAGCTCCGGGAACAACTCGTCTGAATATTGCTGGCCAGGAACTGGGGGCTTTAATGGCTCCTTATGTTTCTAGTTTGCAAGGCCAACTTCAGTTTGGCGCTCAGACTTCGTACGACCAGTTTCAGCAAGCCTCTACTCGTGACACCACGCAAGGTGCGCTTCAAGCTGGAATTGCTTCTCAATACGCTAGTAATGTTCTGGATCTTCAGTCGAAAGCAGGCTCAGCCAAGTTAGCTACAGAGCTTCTTGGTCCTGAGACTGCGGCGAGTTTGGCTAAGACTTACGCTTCAACCGTGGGAGATTTACAGAAGACTGCACTTGCGGGTCAGACTTCTCTTCTCCAGCCTGGGGCTCAAGCGCAGGCTCAGGCTACGCTAGACGCCGCACAAACTCGGAATAAGATGGTGAGCGACATCTCGCGTACTAATTTAGATATTTCAAAAATGCAAGAGAATACCCGTAGTCAACTTGCTGTTCAGCGGGGTAACATCGAAGGGCAGTTAGCTCTGAAACGGTACGGAGCCGGTATGGCTCTTGCCGGTCAGCGGATGTTTGCGTGATTAAGTCGATTATTGGATGTTCTGACACAGTTGCATCGTGGCTTGAAAGTTTAGACAAGTCACAAAAAGATGCGTTTGTACATTATGCAAAGAATGCTACAAGTGACATTGAGTCGTATCTATACGCTCGATTTTTAAAGCCTGGGTATAACGGCAGTATTGCTGATTTGACTGCATGGGTACAGGAAAAGTACCCTAAACAAGACTTACGTAAAGTCCTCCTAATTGAGATCGACGCTATAAGCGACGACATTAAAAACGTGCGGGATATGACTACAACGGGGATGTTAGATTTCGCGACTGCAGCGACAAAAATTTCGGCGCTACAGAAAGAGCTGCGGTCCCACATCCAAGCCGTGCGTTCAATTACCGACGGTCTCGATCGCCGTGGACTTTTGCTTGCAGGGGCTGACCGGTGTATTCGCGAGCTTATTCAGACTCTCGATGGTCAGCCCACTCTGCAAACCTTGGTCGACGACGCCGCTATTTTGGTCTGGTCTACGTTAGAGCGAGAAGAGAAGAACTAATTTACTTTAGTCATACGCTTCATAATCTTCTCTACCGGGCACCTAAATATCCCCATAAATGCGTCGTTGACGCCTAACGACAGCACGAGATCTGTGTTTTCTATAAAGCCACCAAATGGCAGAATTACTGCGGGCTGTGTGGACACAGGTTGTCCCGCATAGTTTGTCCACTGAATTACCTGATCGTTTAACGAGCCTGAAAACAGGGGTTCTTTATCCACATACAGGATCTTGGTAAAATCTTTATCAACGATGTAAGCACCCAAATGGTAGAGAAGGAAGCTAAACCCTGTCGGTGTAGCTGCCATGTGCTTCCAGTGATAAAACACTAGGTAGCCGTACCCCAGGTTAATGGGAGCTGTGGAGTTAAAGGTCGGACATTTTTGTGTAACTTCGTCTAGTACGGACGTGTCCACCGTCAACTTTTCACCTTGTTCCCGCTCAATAACTAAGGGTCTTGTCGAGTACAGACAGTGAAGGTAATCGTCTTTGCTGAAGAAACACCAGTTTTTTTCTGCTATTCCTTTTTTACGGTTATTACCGATCGGGGGAAACGCAGCTGACACCGCATCGCAGTTTTCGTCTACGTAGCAAACAGCAACCTTCGGTTGACCGTATCTAGATTCCGGACCTTTGTCGTACTTACTGGCGTAAGCCGAAACAACGAACTGGGTGTACAACTCGTTATCGGGACCTACGAATAACCTCGGGTCTTCGTAGCTGAGTCGGTGCTTCTTAGGACGCATGTTCTTTGCACCTAAGATTGTCTCGTCATTAGCTAAATGCCCAATATAAATATCTGTAGGTGTGTCGTTTAAATAGAAATACTTGTTGTCCCAGCGGAAACCAAACGGCTGCTCCTGGGACCTCCACGCTATGTAGGTGGTGTCCTTATGTTTGATGACGCAAGGGCTGAAATTAGCTACGGAGTTTTCGGGGAGGTTGTGGACGATTCGAGTGAACGTACCGCCTAGCTTCTCCGCTTGCGTATAGACGTCGACTATACCGGGTTGTTCGACCCGTACGGGGTGTACGACGTTGCTGTATTTGTGAAAAAATCGATGTGTAGTTTGCATGTCAGCTCAGGAGGTCTTCGACAGCTTGAGAGAAACCGGAAGCGATGTGCTCCCAGCGGTATTCCGATCGTTGCGTGACGTCATAGCAAGCTTGCGCCACATCCTCGTAAATGTCCGGATTGCTTTGCAGCTCATCTAGGAGCTGAACCACGTGGTCAGTGTCGACTAATCCGCGTTCCACTCCAAGATCTTTGTCGATGATCCATGTAGAAATGTTGGCGAGAGCACCGGCCTCCTTCCAAATGTCAGCACACGCCGTGTGATTAGGAACGATCTGCGGTTTTTTGCAGCTTGCGTGTTCGAAACTAACCAGTCCCCAACCTTCGCCATCAGCGGTATTTAAGCCGACGTCGCAAGCGTTGTAGATAACGTTCAGCAGTTCATCCGGTGGGGCGTCTGTGTAGTTAATGTTTTGCGACGTTAGGATCAGGCGCTTGCTGTCCTCCAATCCACGGCGCTTCATCTCCTGTTGGAACAGAGCCATGACGTCCCAACCTAGGTCTTTTGTACCCATGTGCAGGTACAGCATCGCGTCCGGATTATCAACAGCAAACTTCGCAAACGCTTGAATCGTTAGATCAATCCGCTTCCTGGGTTGGTTGCGGTTGGCGTTTAAAATGATGAATTTGTCTTCTGGCAGACGCAGTTGACGGCGAGCTTCTTTTTTGTCGATCGGGTAAAAACGGGTGTTATCGACACCGTGGGGAAGTACACCGATCTTGCTTGGCTTAATTCCGTGAGACAGAATTCGGTGAGCACACGGAATCGTGAACGTAATCGCCATATCCCAGTGCGGGATATTCGACAGCATGTCTGGAAAGTAACGCTCGCTGTCGATTGGGAAATAAGCTAAAAATTTAAATTTGTGCTTTTCTTTCAGAAACTGAGCTCGTTCCCAGAACTGATTTACAACCCAAATATCGTTAAGGCAGATAATAACGTCAGGAGATATTTTCTCGATGAGCTCAGGCACCCGTGGAAGCCCAAAGCGGTCTCCGCAGTGGACATTTGCCGCAGGATAAATTTTGTAAGGATATGTATGAGGATCTCCGCTATAATTTATTCCTAGCACATGAACTTCATGTTGTTTGCACAAGTGCTCTAGAACACTGTGTGTTACTCTACCAAACCCCGTATTACTGCAGGCATCTCCGTACCAAAGAATCTTTGCCATTTGATGTTGGCTGTTAATACGGTTAATATAGCAGCACTGTTAGTTTACTGATATGCCTAGTCGGGAAAGTTTTGCTTATCGGCGTACAGCGCAAATGAATGCGTTGCGTGCGCAAGGTGAACTTTCTGAGTCGGTAGATTCGATATATAACAGAGCATCAAATAACTTTCATACGTTTTGTACTCTCTTTGAGAAACCTCCTGCACGACATATGCTGGAGTGGCACAGAGAACTTATAACTGGCGAGAGTAACCGTTATCTGCTTGATATTGCTGGCCCAAACACTGACATCCTCAGCCCGCGTGGTTCGGCCAAATCCACGTGTTTAAACCTGTTTACCGCGTGGTGTATCGGTCGGCATACGGCAGCAAAGAAGCCCCTTCAAATTATTTACACGTCGTACAACATTGCTACGGCTATCCCAAAAAGCCGGATTATTAAGCAGATCGTCGACAGCTCAACCTTTAAGAAAATCTTCCCGTCGTGCCGATTAAAGCCAGGGATGCAAAGCGACATCGGTTGGTCGATTGATTTTGATTACGCGGATATTCCTCGTGTTGGTGACGAAGAATTTACTCTACGTGCAGCAGGTCTGCGTGGAAGTATTACCAGTAAGCGGGCTCACTTGGTATTACTAGATGACCCTATTAAAAGTAGTACAGATATTCGCAACCCAGCTATTCGGGACGAAATGCTTCAGAACTGGAGCTCAGTTATCGCGCCAATTATTTTTGAAGGTGGGCGGGCTATCTGTTTGGGAACTCGGTTCCACCCGTTGGATATTCATAAAACTATGTTTATCCCCTCAAAAGGATGGAAACAGGTTGTTCAAGAAGCACTAACTTATAGCGACCGAGGAGAACCTGTTTCGTACTGGCCAGAGCAGTGGTCCGTGGATTATCTGCTTGGACAAAAGGAGCTGGATCCGGTCGCATTTGCGTTCCAGTATCAACAGCAACCCGTCATGACTTCGGATCTGGTCGTGTCACCAGATCTCCTTATTAAAGGTGAGGTTGTAACAGAATTTGACACCTTAGCCGTCGGTATCGACCTCTCGGCGAGTAAAAACGAAACCAGCGACTACACCGCGTTTGTGCTTGGTGGAAGACTAAAAGATAAATATTACATTATCGATTCGCACCAATGTAGAAGCATCGGAAACCTAGAAAAAATTGATTTGCTTTGCGACATGTTGTTGGAGTGGGGGATCTTAAATAAACAAGGCGATATTTATTTCCCTACGTATTCCACGGTGACTCTTGTGGTCGAATCCGTTGCGTATCAGGCTTCGCTTGCGGCGGATTTAAGGCGTGTTTTATTGAACGAACGAGAGCTAACCAACCTCCATATTCACGAGGTCAAAGGCTTCCGTGGAGATAAGATCGCACGTTTTCGCGGCACACTGGGATTGCTCGAAAACAAAAAAGTTATCTTCAACAAATACCGCAAGTTCGACGCCTTGTTTGATCAGTTGATTAACGTCGGTTCGACCGCACACGATGATCTGCTGGACAGCTACACGTGGTTGATTACGTTCTTACAGAGGAGGGGAAATTTTTCTATCGAATACTGATGAGTCTCGATTTTGCTTTTAAAGTGCTGTCACTCTAGGCTGAGCGTATGAAGAAAATTTGGTTGGCCATAACCGCCCACAAGCCTTTAGAGCGCATTAATACTCTTGTAAACGTCTTAAATACTTACAGTAAATACCCGTACGACATCACTGTAAAAATCTATATTGATTACGATTCTCAAAATGATCAGGAGCAGTTAGAAACTGTTCTGGAGGCTTTTAGCTCGCTTAAAACCGAAGTGATTGTGGCGTCGCCAGGATATGAAGGCTGGTATTTAACTTGGGCACATAAAAACGATCTAGCTACAGCTGTTTTACGTAAAGAAGCAGATTTTTATATTTATCAAGAAAATGACATGATCATTCCGGTCGAAAGTTTTCATTACTGGCTCCGGTGGAAGCAACCGCTAGCTCGTTACAAATTAGAACCCGGCTTTATTCGGTATGAAAACTTCAAAGGTAAAAAAGTTCCATTTGATAACTACCAAAAGTATTCACTAACGAAAGAAACTAAAAACGTCTGGCACGACATCGGATTTAAAGTCCCGAAGATTTTGGTTATCAGCCACGATTTCGATTTGTTTGTTCAGGTCGCTAATCCGTATTACGGAGCGATGATTCTGGATCAAACGGACGCAGATAAATACATCCGATCTCAGAGCTTCGATCCCCACAAGAGTTATGAACTTGTCGGGGTGCGTAACTGGCCGATAGCGGATCGGAGCTCAATGGGATTAGCTTTTGAGAATCTGCCTGCGGGGCATGAACACAGACGGTGTGTTCCAATTAAAAAGGTGAAGGGTGTGTATCAACCGCATCCTTGGTGTTTGTTACAACATGATGACACAAAATACGCGCCAGAGTTATACACAAAGTTAGGTGGAGTTTTAGACTGTAAGGAGATGTTCGATCTCTAGTCGTGGTCTCCCGTGGGGCGGCTTTTGTTTCTGTCTGTTATGTGCTAAAAAACTTCCGTAAGTGCGAGACTATTAGTCGTGAAGATGCGTACCGGTTACGAAAGTATGTCGAAAACAATGGAGGAGTCGTCTATTGGTTCAACCCCAGTTGAAGATCCTGTCCGACCTAATTACTACGTTCGTGAAGGTTTAGAGTGTTACGACGTGCAACGGGCTTCTATGGGGCTCGTAAAGTATCAAGGCTATCTTGAAGGTTGTGCACAAAAATATCTCTGGCGGTGGGAACAAAAAAACGGAAAACAGGATTTAGAAAAAGCTGTTGAATATCTTGTTAAACTGTTAGAAACACTCGGTTGATATGGACGTTAAAGCTTTTGGAAGTGTATACGGACAAACTTCTTCGCTTCCTTATGGCAGCGGATTTGAGTGGCTTCCAGCGTCTGGGAGAAAGAACTTTCCCGTCTGTCGCGGAATCTTTATTGAAGCTAAAAGTCATTCCGGTAAAGATGTTTTAGTTGTTGAACTTGCTGACGCTCCTAATCAAGAACTTACTGTTAATAACCTACAGGGTGACGAATTATTCCCTGTAGCCTGTACAGCATTAATAAGTGGTACTGTTAATGGCGTTTTTGTTCTTTACTAATGGCTGAAATCGCTAAAAAACGCGACCCTGAAAAATGGGCGCAAGCAAAAGCTAAAGCTCGGAAAAAGCTTGGTGGCCACAGTGCTCGGGCTATGCAGCTCGCGACAAAATACTATAAAGATATGGGTGGACGTTATGAAGGTAAAAAATCGGAAAGCAACAGACTTACTCGGTGGGGTAAGGAAGACTGGCAGACTCGGGAAGAATATGAATCATCTAAAAAATAAAGTTTAAAATTAAAGAAAACTCACTATGGATCTTTCGACTCTTATAACCGCTCTTTCCGGAGGTGAATCCTATCGAGAAAAAAGTGGTCTACCTGAATTTAAGGATATTTACGCAGTGTTAGTTCCTAGTGTAAAAGAAAATTTGTTAAGAAAAGCAGCTTCCCAACTTATGAGAGGAGAATTAATTGGATAGCGATATGGAACACACCAGTAGATCTAAAGTTTTTTTAGAGAAGGAAATTACGCAAAAATCCTCTACTTGTCCCTCGGCAACTTTAAATGTAGAAGAGAACGTAAAAAATCGTAATTGGACTATAGAAAAATTTGCTTACGGTCCTTTAAATCCAGACTACCCCGATAAATCTTTTTGGGAACGTAAAGCTGAACTATGGAATACGGATATAGAGCATGTTCAAAGTGCTTTGTGCGGTAATTGCGCAGCTTTCGACCAATCTGAACGGGTTATCGGCTGCATTATTGAGGGTATTAATGAGAAACATGCTGCTGATCCTTTGGATGTTCAAGAGCTAGCTGATTTAGGATATTGTCAGTTATTTAAGTTTAAGTGTGCATCCAGACGTACTTGTGACGCATGGCTTTATGGAGGTCCGATACAGTAATGGCTGATTTGGCTCGCGAAGGCGGAAGAACCGAACGATATTTACCTAGATCCGCGTGGGCATCTTTATCCGCAGAAGAACGCCGTGCTACAGATGAAAAAAAGAAAGCCGCAACCCGTGGGAAACCTGTAAATACTCAAGTTTCCAATACCGAGAAGGCTAAAGAGGCAAGACGTAAAGCTTCCAAGTACATTGAAAGAAAGAACTCTTAATCATGGATCAGTTCCGTCGCGCCGCTAATTTTTACGCTCAGGCTTTTGACGCTCAAAGTCAAGCTGCGGATGCTCAACAATTTCTGCAGCAGCCCGGTGTTGAAAATGTCGGATACGCCACGGATCTTGCGTCCCAACCGACTGGTGGTCCCGTTCCTCCTAAGTTCGGCGCATTCGGTGCGTATAAAGAAGATGATGGTCGTGTAGAAGATATGAAACGTTTTATGCTCCGTAAGTCACTTTCGCAGCAAAATGGTTCCAACGGCATCAAATTCAGAGCTGGAGGCGGAACTCCTACCCAATCTATGAGCTAATATGTTGACAGTTAAATGTCGGCACCGTGCTCTTTGATTGCTTTCTTTATTTTGACGAAAAAGAGCTGTTAGAGCTTCGCTACAACATCCTCAAAGACGTTGTAGACGGTTTTATTATTACGGACGCAAACAGAACATTTAAGGGCGATCCTAAGCCTTTTACGTGCGTAGATACAATTCGTGAGCTTGGTTTTCCTGAAGATAAACTTCAGGTTCTCCATGTGGAACTACCTTCTCCCGAAGAAGTGTTTAATCCTTGGATGCGAGAGTACGCCCAGCGCGATGCACTCGCTGTGGGTATGCGGATGACGCCTCCGGATTCTGTTTTCTTCTTTAGTGACGTAGACGAGATTCCAAAACCTTCAGCTTTGTTAGAGGCAGTCGAACTTGCAACAGCAAATCCCGAGCGTTGTATCCGACTGTCTATGCCTATGTTTTATGGACGTGCGGATTTGAGGGTTGTTGATCCCGAACAGGATTCCTCTAAACCTCCGACAAACTGGACTTGTGGGACAGTTGTGCTCCACGAGCATCTGGAGCAGACTCTCTCACAAATTCGTTGCAATCCAAACGACTATATCGTTGGAGACTGCGATGCAGGTTGGCATTTCTCGTGGATGGGCGACGCAAATCGTAAAAAACGTAAGGTAACTTCGTTCTCTCACTGCTATGACGACATCCCTAATGCTGTAGCACCCGCCTATAGCCAGGAAATGCTTGATTTTATCGAGCAATATCAACCAGAAGCCGGTGGGACTGACCCGTTAGGGCGTAAAGATCACGTTTTAGTTCCGTATTCGCATGATCTTTTGCCTCCAGAATTGTTTAAGATAGATCGTGTAAGAGAGTATTTGCTTCCAAATGGCTGATCGTATGCCTGAAGGTCTCCGTAAGCATTTTGAGGAGAAAAACGCTTCAGAAGACAAAAAAGAAAAGCACAAAGAGGCTCTTCATAAAGCTAAAAAAGCTAAAATGAAGCGCAAAATGGAGCAAAAAGGCTAAAAAGCTACATATTTACCTTTTTTAGGTTCTAATTTCGAATGCCTGCCGACAACCTTAGTGTCCGTCAACGTTTTAATGAGATCCTAGAGTCGGCTCGCACTCAGGATCGCAGTAAACAGGCGGCCACTATGGTTGTTCTGAGTCATTTGCAGCAAATGACGCTGCTGATGATGAAGAAGGGTCTGTTTTTCTATTGCGAGCAAGACACCTACAAAGCTCGAAACAAGTTTTTACAGGATTTAATTGCGCTTAACAAGCTGGACATTCGTTTTCCAGCCGTTATCCGCAATTTTCTGATCGACGGCTGCGGTTTGTTCTACTTCCGTCCAGATGAAAAGCTCAAATATCAAATTTATTTCTTTAATAAAAACCAGTACAGGGTTTATCACGATATTAACGGCGAGATTGAAGAAGTAATCATTATCTACAGCTATAAAGTTCGCAATTCGGCTCTCGGGTTGCCTTCAGAGACTTACGGGCAAAATAAACGCTATGTAAGGCTGTCGATTACTGCAGATACAATTTCTGAGTTTGAATCCAATAGTGAATTAAGTTTTGAGCTCGACCCTGGCACTGTTTTAACGCCAAAAAATAGGCGTCCAAACACGCTTGGATTTATTCCTGCGGTTGAGGTTTTAAACAAGCCGAACGCAAGCGGAACAGACGGCGAAGGAGAATTCGAACCGTTCATGGAGCAGATTGTGCTTCATGATCAGATGGTTTCGAATATTGCGAAGAATATTGAGTTCTTTGGTAATCCCACGCTGATTAGTTCGCGTCCACGTAGCGATCTTGTCGAAGCATCTGACGCTGATCGAACTTTCAGGCCCACAATCAGCAGTCAAAGTGGTTTTGGTGGCATCGATTCTCCGTCTACTCGGGTATCTGAACCGTTCGGCTCTAATTCCGCTCTTGGTGGATTAAGAGTTCCTCGGATTATTGCGAACGTCGAGCCCTCCGACCGCGTGGGCTACATGACTCCGGACCCGGTAAACGGGGACATGAATCGTTACGCTTTATTACTGCGTGAAGAGATTCGTACTGCTTTAGGTGGAGTCGATGAGATTTCGATCTCGGCTGGTGCCACTGCCACGGAGATTAAGGGTCTGATGGGTCGGGCTCAGGCGACAGCTCTTCGTAAAAACAAGAGCTTCTTGACCTACGGATTCTGCAAGTTGTTGGAGATGATTCTCTACCATCAAGAGCAGGTTTTCCGCGAGAGTTTCATTCAGGTTATGGGGATGCTGCCCCCTAACGCACCTAAAGAAGAAACAGAAGAGTCGGTTGCTAGGTATCAAAAGAAAATTAATAAGTACGAAGATCAAGTTACGGTTGCTATTCAGACTGCTGTCACCGAGAACAAAGTCCCACGTGGTGTTTTCGGTCTACCACCTGATGGTGATCGGGAAGTTACTTATAGGTTCCAAGGTGATGTTTATGAAGACACCGCCTATGACGTCAACCAAAAATCTATTGTCGTTCGAAATCTTCAGGAGCTTGGTGTTGATAGCGTCGAAGCTCTGAAGTATTTGTTCCCGGATAAAACGGATACTGAGCGTGCAGAAATGTTGAAGGGTTTTCCCTTCCGAATGATTCAACAAACTCAGGGCGCTTTTCAGCAATTTCTACTATTATTGAATCAGATGTTGCAAGCGCCACATCCACTCGCGCCGAATACGCCCTTAGCGGCTGATCCTCGGCTAAACCTAACGCCCTTGCTTTATAGGACGTTTGACCACCTTGCGCAAGAACTGACTTACTCGGGCAGCTATGAGCCAGCAGATCCCAGCTTCGATCCCGAGCCCGGTCTCCCCGGCGGTAGCAGCCCCTCAGGCCGCTCCCTCGGCGGATATGGGCTCAACCGCCTACCCGCAATGGGTGGCAACTACCCAGGGGGCGCCTTCGGCAACTATGCCCCAAGCGCCGTCGCCGGTACAACAGGTTACGGCCCCTTCTACCAGCAACCAGTCCAGCCAGTATCCGTCGGCTTACTCCCCGTCCAATCCGTGGGAAGCAGCGATGGGCAGTTTGGAACGGGTGGTCTCACGCCTCTCCCCGTCCCCCAGCCAGACAGCACAGTATCAGCAGAGCCCGGCACAAATGCCGGATACTCAACTGTACAGTCAGAGTTCACTGGCCCAACCGTATCTTTACCAGGCACCATCGGCTCAGCCGACCTCGTACAGCAACGGGTATACGACCCAAACTTCCTCTCCGACTTCTACGGACGCGCAACAGAGCGCTCAGTTAAGTCCCGCAACAACCGCCGTCGTTAATCACTTCGGCATTGAAGCTCCCGGCATTCTGAATCAGTATGCCACGGTGCTTGAGGATGCACTGATTCAGCAGCACTCGGTGCTGGAGAATGTTGCAGCTCGCGGTCTGGCTATGGAGACCATCCTCACTGACCCGGATCATTTGGCCGATTACACCAATCGGTTCTTTACCGAGGTTTACCCCGTGGATGAGACTGCTCCTACCGAAAATTACCAGCCCCGCTACGACCAGCTGCCTGCTGTTCCGGCTTCGGCTGGTGCTGGCGCTCCTAGCGCTGATCCCCAAATCCAATGGCAAGGCTTTGGCCAAGTCATGAATCAGAGCCCCGAACAAGCTTGGCGCTACCTGAGCCAAATGGGTCCCGAAGCTTTCCGCAGCAAGCTTCTTTTCCTGGATCAAGCCTGATAGAATCTGTTCGGAAGAAACGTGGGAGTCCCCGAGGGTAAAATCTCGGGGATTTTTTTTATAATTAAACCAGTTAGAGGTTTTTATGCCCTTTGTGTCAGATAGCCAAAGACGCAAATTTTACGCGATGTCTGAGCGGGGAGAAATATCTAAAGCCAAGGTTGAGGAGTATGAAAAAGAAACTAAAGGCGATCTTCCTGAGCGTGTAAAGGCGAAGAAAAAAGCGAAGAAGTATACTGAATCTAAGAATAAATAAATTCATGCCGAATCCTCTTGGTCGCCGTCGGTCTTCGACTTCTTCTACACAGGAAGTTGAACAACTGAAGCAGGAACTGGATTTGTTAAAAGCTCAATACAACGCCGACATGGCGAACATCAGTGCCGACATGAGCACGTTGAACAATATCGTTGCAGCTTCGGGTCAAATCTGATTTAGTTAAAACTTAGAATGAGGCTATATGCCATAGCCTCGTGGGATACATTCCGCTGACGAACTATAAATATGATTCTGGTCTGCATCAGATTCAAAGCGGACCTAATCATGAATCTTATTTAGTTGTATCTTCTGGCATCGTTGATGTCGGAGCTGATCTCGGTCGCATTACACCGGGACCCCCTAATAGCGGTTCCTGGTATTTAACGGATGACTGGCGTGTAGCTCCACAGGCTGTCTCGGGTTACTGGATTGATTACACCCCTGGTGTTGCGTATCAACCAAGCGGGGCTCTTAGTGCTGAAGAAGGATATAGACCTTTAGGTTTTTCAACAATCGCATACGCCAAAGTTCAAACTTCCTTTAGTTCGAACTTCGGTGTTCGGCAAACATTGCCTTACACGTATTTCGGAGGTGTTGCGCCGGATAATCAAGATTACTCTCCTTATAAAACACCAGATTCCAATACGGTTGCTGAAGGTATTACAGGAGGTGGGGTAACTCACGGTCGCTACGAAGGTGGTCTACTGACCACGGCTGTTAGTTCGGGTGTTGCTACACGAGCTGACTGGATATACAACCCTCCGGTCTATTGCCGTACATACACGGAAGCCACTAGGGCTCAAGTTCCTGGCTTGATGTCGGCTGTAATCCGCACCATCTATCGTGGCGGCTCAACGCGTTACGTTTCGAACTTGGGTTCGGTGTACTTCCAAGGTTCTGAGGGTGTACGTAACCTTGTCAGGACA